AAAAACAGGCATCCCATAAATATCAATAAATCCTTCCATGTTCCATTCCATAGGGATAAAAAGTGAATATAAACCACTTTTAGTTTGACCATTTGAATTACGGTTAGCGCAATCAGAATCGTTATATAGTTTTTTAAAATTAGCTCCACCTTTATCTAATGCATTGGAGGTTGAACCCATCATGCATTTTCCAACAATTTTACTACCTAATCTTAAACATGTTTTTGTAACACGCCAGTTATTTAAAATATTATCAGGTCGTTCCCATTTACCACTTTCATCATGTAATAGTAAACGTAATTTTTCACCATCATAACTATTGTCTCCAGTGTTCTTCCAGTCAATTGTAGTATCTAAACCTTCTAACTCTTGGTCTTCAGTTAGATACATATTTTTTTTTGTAATTTTAGATGCAGGAACTCTGTAGGCTAATTCTGTTTTTGGTTTATCCATACCATCCTGAATAGGTTTAAAGAAAAAAGGATAATTATTAGATATAGGAACAATCTTATCAGTAAACATTTTTTTAGCATCTGCTCCTGTTTTAGATAATATACCTATACGTGCATCTTTTGTTATTGTACCAGTATTAACTCCTTCACAGGAGGCCATAAATGAAAATCCAGAACGTCTAATTTTTAAATAGTCCATTCCAAAACATCTTTTGTCTGCTTTACAGGCTTCCCAAAAAATATAAAATATTCTATTTGCTTCTCTAAAGTCTGGAGATCCAATATCAATTTTTGTCCATTGCAAGTACATGTAGTGTGTACCTGTAATATACGTTTGCTTTCCATTATTTAAAAACCAAAAACCTTGTTCTCTAAAGTTAAATTCATTTTCAACATAATCTACCCATTCGTTTTTAAAACTTGCAGGTGTTTCATGCCATTGAAATATTGATTTTATTCTTGATAATTGTTTTGGTAAAATTTTATTTTCCCAGTATTGTTCTTCTTTTTTAGTAGACCTTTTAAAAACTTCTTTAGGAATTTTAGGTAATGCTATATTTAAACCACTTACATTTATTATACTTTCAATTTGACCTGTTTTTGAAATTACAACAAAATTATATTTTTCATTATATCCATAGGCCCATGTACGTGCTTTGTTTTTAGTTGTCAAAACATTTTTAGGAACTATATTTTTAAGTTCTATATATAATTTACTTTGATCTTGATTCTGCAAATCCTTTTGGGGTATTATTTATTTTAGTATCAACTCCTTCTATTAAATCTTTTTCTTCTTGTATTTTTTTTATAATCTCAAAAGCATCCATAATACAAAGTTTTTTTGTTGCAGCTGCATTTTTTAATCTATCAGCAGCCAACTCATCATCTTTATCATATTTTATAATATCTTCTTTTGCAACTTTTATAAGTTGTAATACAGCAGACTCACCAGCTTTTATAATCTCTTTTTTTATGTTTTGTATATCCATCTTTGTTACGATTATATTTTATTTTTGCTTTATCTGTTTTTTCAAAAAATTCATTATTTTTTTTTGATCTTTCTCTTTTACTCATAATACTTTCTATTATAAGTGTGATGTCTATAGTTAACTAAAATCTCATCATTTAAAAATATATCTTTTTCTGCAATTAAAACAGAATTGTTATTTTTTCTAATATAATAAAATTTAGCGTTATTTAATTTACAATGATTTGTATATCTTGCAGCTAAAGTTCGTGTGTTGTTTAATTCAGCATATCCTATTAAATCTCCTTTAATAAAATTTTTATTAGCAAATATTCCTTTACCTTGTATTTTAGAATTTAAAACCCTGTAGTTTTTATTATTATCATCAACAACAGGCCCTGCTAATTCTTTAAACTTTTCAGAGTCTATATATTTGTTTAAAATATCTACATCAATATTTAATTCACTAAGCATTTCTTTAAAATCACTCATGTATTTTATTTAAAAATGCAACTTGAACTAACCTTGAATTATTACCCTCACCAAAATTGTGTAAAGTATTTCTCGAATGCTTTACACTTGAAGGAAATATGAAAAGAGAATTGTACTTTGCTTTACATATAAATACCTCATTATTATCATTGTCGTATAGTGTTGTTCCGTATCCAGTGGGATATTTTTTATTTAAATATAATATAGCAGTCAAATCACCCATCATGTCATCTGTATGAATGTAGTTAGGTTCTTTTTGTCCTAATGGTGATTGACGTACAAAATTTAAAACAACTTTATAATTATCTATATTTTTAAAAAGAAATTTATAAAACTCATCTTCATGTTTTTGAGAAACATTTTTAAATAAATTATCTCCATCAGGTAAATTATAAAAACCTTTTTTTAATATTTCTTCAACATAAAAGTCAGGGTTAGATATTACATTTTCATAAATCTTTATCATAACACTACAGTTATATTTTTAGTAAACATTCTGTAAAGTTTTTCATCATCAACAACAAACTCATATTCGGATTCTGGCTCATATAATATTTGATCACCAATTTTAACTCCTTTTTCTATTAACTCATCATTAATATACCTAACAGTACCTCTTAATGGTTCGTTCTTAGAATTTTTATTTAGATAAGAATCTTGAGCTTCTAATGGTTTAATAAAACAATATTTGTCATATCCCATCCACTTAGATTTTTCGTTAGCTTTATAAAGATAAAATTGATCAGGATCGACAAAGAATAAGTCCTCTTTAAAAAAGCTTTTACCACTCTTTCTGCGACCATACATGTCGTTATAAAACTTAAATACATTGTGATGCACTAAAAGTATATCGCCCTCTTTAACAGGCCCTGTGTAGTTTATAGGAGTTGCTATTACAATAGCAAAACGATTAGAAGATTTATGATCTTCTTCTGAGGTACTTGTAATAAAGTCTACATCACCATAGGACTTAATATTATCGTACCTCCTGTTTTTGTAAGGTTTAACAATAAACGAGTATGGAGATTTCATTAAAAGTTTATATTATATTCTAAAGATATAGGTAAGGTACACTTAAATTCTTTCCAAAGCAAAACTTCATCTTGCTTCATAATCCAAATTTTGTAAGACTCTGAGATATTATCATGTTGAATAAGATGTATTCCATAACTACCGCCTAAAACATCCTGACCTACTATGTAATGCATAGCGCCAGATTTATAATCTGCTCCGATTGAAATTTTTCTTATATCCATTTTAATTATGCTAAATAGCTTCTGTTGTTAAAACTCCTGTATTACTAACAAGAAGTTTCCATACACTATTATTAGGAGCAATTAACTTAACAACACCACCATCAATTATAAAATTAGAAAGAGTTGAAATCGTACAAGATTTTGTCATTAAATCATTTTCCTTGTCAGTTATAATTAAATAATCTGCTGAGTCAATAACAGCAATGTTTGGGTACGCTAATGTGTTGCTAATTTTTGCCATAATATTTATTTTACAACCTCTGCTTCTAAGGCTGGTTCTGGATCTTTTACTTCTCCAGTTTGCAAGTTAATGATAGCGTTTTTGCCAAACTCTTTCATTAATAATTTCTCTTGTTCTGCAAATTGTTCTTTAATACTTGATACATTAGAGATAAGCTCAGATTTTTTAATTTCTAAATCTGCTATCTCTATCTTTGTATTGCTAAATTTTTGATTTAAACCTTGTAATAAAGTTAATTGTGCTTCGCTTAATTGTTTGTTTTCCATTTTATTAGATTTTATTGTTTATACAAATATAGTAATTTTTAGTTAAAAAGTAGTTGCGTTAAATATTCTATATTTTAACTTTATAGATATGCTAATTAAATTAGTTGGGGTTGCATTTGTGGTTATTCTTGTTAAAAATGTCGCTTTATTCGTGACAAATGACCTTCCATCATTATTGTACAGAGGTAAATCTCTTGAATAAAATCCATAACTTGGATTTGCAGGGGCAGAACTCATTATAGTATCTATCTGACCAGAAGGTAATCTTGTTATCTCTGCTGCCGCATCACCGTTATTCGCTTGGCTTATTACAAAACTATTAGAAGACATAGTACCTGTTCCACTATATTTTATCATCAAATTAGACTCTTCTACAATAATAGCTTTGTTAGCTCCAGGAGCAGCGATAAGAGTAGTGCCACTTGTTGTACTGGTTGTAAGCGCATCTAATTGAGCTTTAGTAAATATCCAAGTTCCTTCTTGTGATCCTCTTACTACATTGCCATCTGGATCAACTGCTAAAACAGCTAATGTGTCTTCAGTTGCTGCTTGATTGTTTTGATTAGCATTCAAGCTTCCTGTTGTGGCAACTGATATAGAAGTATATGGATCAAACTTAATAGCTCCTTCTTTTACAGTAATCATTTTTGCGCCTTTACTTACAAGGCTTACTCCATTAGCACCATCAAACTCTCCTAAACCTGTGTCTGTATCATTTGTAGAAGTATACCCAACCGATGAAGATCCTGTTTTAACGTGATAGCTCTTTTCAGAAACTAAAGTTCCAGAAGAAAAAGTAAGCGAACTATCTGAGTTTACACTTGAAGTACCGTTCCAGAGAGTTACCCTTCCACTTGAGCCTGTACCTGTTACTGTACCTGTGGTTGTTGAATAACCTGAATCATTTGTAAACTGTGATATATTACTGCTCGCAAGACCTAATGTAATTGTTTCATTAGAACCTTGATTAGTTGTAAAT